TAAAAAACTTATTTCACAATCATACTTAGGTAATGAGACAGAAGAAGATGCAATTTTACCAATTCTACCTTTAATTAGAGAGCAAATGGTAAGATCACACGCTAGAGCAATTGAAAATGCTATCTTAGCTGGTGACGATGCTGACGGTGCTTTTGGTACTGGCGGTGCTTCTTTTGAAGGTCTTTTACACTTAGCAAGAAATGACAGTGACTACACACAATCAGCAACTGCTTTTGCATCTGAGAAGATTGTAGCAACTGACTTACTTGAAATGAGAAAGAATATGGGTAAATACGGTGTGAATCCTAGTGATGTAGTTTATATTGTTTCACAAAGGTCATACTACGAACTATTAGAAGATGCAGAGTTCCAAGATGCTAACCTAGTTGGCGACATGGCTACTAAGCTATCTGGTGAAATCGGACAAGTGTTCGGTTCAAGAGTTCTTCTTTGTGATGAATTTGCTACACCAGCAACATCTAAGTTCGCAGCTATCGCAGTGTACCCAAGAAACTATGTAATGCCAAGATTAAGAGGTGTTACAATTGAATCAGACTACGAAGTAGCTAATCAGAGAAGAGTTCTTGTGGCTTCACAAAGACTCGGGTTTACAGACCTAATCGACGGTGCTACCTCTAAGTGGGGCTTCATGTACAAAGCTAGCTAATATTAGCTTATACGGTTTTCGGTGGGTTACCTATAACCCACCCTTTTTAACTATGGCAGACTTAATAACAGTAGCAGAATATAAAGACGCAGAAGGCCTTCGAGGGGAGAAGGATGATGATCGTCTTGCTGTTATAGTACCTCAGGTATCTGATTTAGTTAAGAAGTATTGCGGAATATCTTTTATAGATTTTTATAGTACAAGTAAGACTGAAACTTTTAGTATTGACGATAACTACACTACCACCATTATTGTGAGTGAAAGTCCGTTAGTTGCGGTTAGTGCTGTTCAAGAACGAACATCTTACTCAGAAGACTATAAAACTTTAACTACAGGTAATTATGAATATTATGTAGATATTGAGTCAGATGCAATTATAAGAACAACAAAAGAAGGAAACCCTACAGCTTTTGCTAAAGGTATGGGTGCGATAAAAATTACATACACTGCTGGATATTCAAGTACTCCAAAAGATTTACAACTTGCCTTGTTCGATTTAGTAAATTATTACATGAAAGACGAACACAAAGAGAGAAGAACTTTAGGTGGCGCCCAAGTTCAGAATCAAGGTACTTCTGGTATCAGAGATAATTCTGATTTTCCAGACCATATAAAAAGAGTACTTGATTTATATAGAGTTGTTATTTAATGATATCTTTAGTAAAAGAAGAAATTATCAAAGCAATAAAAGCTGCAGATAGAGAAGCAGTAAACCAAGGATATAGACATATATTTAAACTTACTCTTTCAGATGTTATGAAAAATATGGAAGAGGTTACAAAAAGAGTTCTGATAGACTTCGAGATAGAAGGAGTATCTGAGAAAGATATTAAAGCTATATGTTTTGCTAGAGTTAAACAGATATTTACTTCAAAACAACATAATAAAGAGTATAGAGCAAGAAATTCTAAAGACGCTGGAAGAATTAAATATATAGGATCACCAGGTAAAAATATTGATATACACTTTCCAATAGAAAGTTATGGTGTAAAAGGTACAAAACAAGCAAAAGGTGGTGGTATAACAACTAGTCAATTTACTGTTAATCAGCAAGTTATGAGTGCTATGCAAGATACCTGCCTTAATAAAATAAGAAAGGATATTAATAAAATTATAGGAAAAGGTACTATTACTGGGTCTCAAATGAAAAGTGGGTATAGTAAGAACGCTAAAACAAGACCTAATGACCCTTACATTAAGTTAAGTGCCTTACACGGTACAAAAAATAATAGAACAACTGTTGCAGCTTTTGGCGGTGCAGAAAAAATGAAAGAAAATACTGAGGTAGCATTTGATTCACTGGAACAAAAAGATTTTGAAAACGCTCTTAAAAAAGGCACAAATATAAATAATTTATACCAAAAAGTGTATGAAGTATATCAAAAAGCATTTTATACAGAGGTAGGACTAGAGCAAGCTTTAGATATGTCAACAGAAGATATGAGAAAAAATCTTACTGTTGAAATTAATTATGACCCTGCCAATAAAAATGCTACTATGAAAGATTATGATAGTAGACAGCTACAAAAATTTATTTTAGAACATACAGCGGTAATAGAAAGAGAAGTAGTTAATGCACTAACAGATGAAGAATTGGAAACTTCTAGAAGTCCAAAAAATCATTTAGTAGGAGCATCAGCAAAATCAATTATACAAAATATGTTTGCTCATAAAACTAACCCTGATATGAGGTATAAAGTAAATAAAAAACTTTTAAACTTTAGAGATGTAAAAAGCAAACAAAAAACAAAATTTGGAAGTAAAAAAACAGGTAGCCAAAAAACTACAAAAGGAAAAGGCGCTGTTAGAGCAGTAGCTGGCTACAAAGCACTTTCAAGAGGCAGAGGTAATATAGAACAACAAGCAGGAAGTAATCCTATGGCTTTAAAAAGTTTACTTAATGAAATTTTGCCACAAGCTGTAGCCGTTAATATGGTAGCTCCAGCATTAAGATATAGAACTGGTAGATTTGCAAACTCAGTAAGAGTTGATAATGTAACACAAGGGCCAAGAGGTGGAAATACAATGATAGAAGCAACTTATAGAACTAATCCGTATGAAACATTTGCACCAGGTGGTAAACAGTATACACAACAAAGAGACCCTGAAAGATTAATAAAAAGAACAGTAAGACAAGTAGCTTCAGGAATAATCGGAGCAAGATTTGGAATTGACATACAATAATGGAAACAGCACTAGCAAGGAAACATACCACGCGTCGCAGAGCCATTGTTGAGGCACTGTGTCAAAAGTTAGAACAAATAAACGGAAGTCCACCATTTAGAACTTCAGTCTCAACAGTAGAAAGAAGACTAAAGTTTTGGGATGAAGTAGGTGAGTTTCCCACTATACATGTAGGAGCAGGCACTGAAACTAGAGAGTATGATGGCGGTGGATTTAGATTTAGATTTTTAAGATTAACAGTTCGATGTTATGTTTCAGATGACAATGATGTCATTGAAGCACTCGAAGAATTGTTAGAAGATGTTGAGACAGTATTGGAGGATAATGATCCACTAACATACTTTGATTCAACAGGAGCATCTCACTCTACGGTACAGACTACAATCGGTACAGTAGATACAGATGAAGGCGTATTAGAACCTCTGGGTGTAGGAGAAATCACTTTAGAGATTCGATATTAATTAGGAGAAAATAATGGCATTTTTCTTTAGTAGAGATACCAAAGTATTTATGGAATGGTCAGAAGATGGAACGGCTACTAATACAGCTCTGTATGAGATACCTGTACTAGACGGTTTTTCTTTCAGCCAAGGCACAAATACTTCAGAGGTTACATTAAGTGAAGCTGCAAACAGTACTGGTTATAGTAAAAGAGGTAGAGCAATGTTTACTGACTCTTTTGCACCAGCTGAGTGGAGTTTTAATACTTACATGAGACCAACAGTGTCTGGAGCAAACGCGACCTATACCAACGGTGACCACGCAGATAGTGGCGGACACTTTGCGGTAGAAGGCCCACTATGGGCTGCTATGAGTGCAAACACTTATGACAGAGCCATGGCTGGAGATTTTAAATCAGATACAGCAAAAGCAGAATTTAATTTTGCTAATTCAAACCAAGTAACTGTAGGTAGCTACAATATGTATTTTGTACTAGGAGCTGCAAAAGACACAGCTACAGAACTTTATGCAACAGGAACAGAAGGTGTAACAGTTTACAAAGTTGCAGACTGTTCAGTAGGTTCCGCTTCAATTGATTTTGATATTGAAGGAATTGCACAAATTGCTTGGTCTGGAAATGGTAAAACAGTAGAAGAAGTAGCAAGTATTAATACAGCAGCTTCAGGAACAACTGCAAAAGGTATAATTAGAGAAGGAGTTGATACAACTACCAACTTTATTAGACAAAAATTAACTGATTTAGCAATTAGTTTTGATGTATCAGAATCAACTGGTACATTAGGTGCATTAAATGTTGATGGAAATGACGTTACTTATAACGTTACCTTAACAGGTGGTAATATTACGATTGAAAATAATCTAACTTACTTAACTCCAGAAACACTTGGCACAGTAAACTTACCATTAGGTCATGTAACAGGAACAAGAAGTGTATCAGGTAACTTTACTTGTTATCTAAATGATACTGCTAACAGTTCTTTAGACCTTTTTGAAAGATTACAAGAATCAAGAGGCGTAATTACTAACGCTTTTGACTTAACATTTAGCATTGGCGGAAGTGGAAACACTCCAAGATGTAATGTTGCAGTTCCAAAAGCACATTTAGAATTACCAACTCACAGCTTTGAAGATGTAGTATCTGTAGACGTAGCCTTCCATGGTTTATCAACAGATTTATCATCAGGTACAGCTGCAGATGCAACCAATGAAGTAAAAGTTACTTACGTAGGTGCATAAAGTAAATTAAACTCGGGAGGGCACTAACGCCCTCCCACTTTATAGGAATATTATGACAGAAGAAGTAAAAAAACCAGTATCACTTAAGAGTTTATTAACTCCAAGCAAGACAGTATCAATAGACTTTCCCGGATTTGAAGGATTTAGTGTTGATTTAACTTACCTTAGTAGAGAAGAGTTACTAAAACTCAGAAGTAGATGCTTAAAAAATAAATTTAATAAGAAAACTAGAGCATTTGAAGAACAACTCGATGAGGAAACATTCTTAACAGAATATTGTAAATCAATCATCAAAGGTTGGAAAGGGCTAAAGTATTCTTACCTAGAAGAGCTTCTATTAGTAGATACAAGCGGAGTAGCCAAAGATGAAGAACTTGAGTATTCTCAAGAAAATGCTGAAACTATGATGAGAAATGCAGCAGACTTTGATCAATGGGTTACCGATACTGTAGGGGATCTGGAAAATTTTACTCACAGCAAGTAGAACAAATACTTGCGTTAATAAAAAGACATTTTAAGGATACAGGTATTGATTTAGAAAAGTATCTTGCAATTTGCGAGCAGCTAAATCAAGAACCTGACCCTGAAAAGATGCCTCCAACTATGGATATTTATCCTAGAGAGGTTCAAGATGCCTTTTTTATACATAACTTACTTTCAGACCGTTGGGATGGAATGTCAGGCTATTATATGGGTAAAGACTTATCCGCATTAGACACTGTTTTAAGTGTTTATGATGTAGAGGATAAAAAGACTTGTATCTATTTTTTAAAGCACATTGAGCATTATCATCAAGATATGATGAACACAAAAGTTAAGGCTCGACAGGACGCGGAAAAGCGAAAAAGAAAGTAAGTAAATGGCAAAAAAAGTAAAAGGCGCAACTATTACGTTTGAAGTAACCGATGACGGTACTCTCAAACAGGTAGGACAAAAAGCAAAGCAAGCTAAGAAAGGATTAGACCAAACCAGTAAATCTGCAGGCGATGTTCGTAGGAATATGCAGGCTATGTCTGGTCGTGTTGAATCTGGCTCAAAAGCATTTGCGCGTATGCAACAAGGAACGGGTGGACTCGTCCAATCTTATGCTGTTCTAGCATCCACCCTTTTTGCTCTTGGAGCTGCATTTAGAGTTATGCAAAATGCTGCAGACTTTCAGGCACTTCAAGCTTCTCAAGAAGCCTACGCTTCTCAAACTGGTGTAAATATGGCACAAGTTTCTAGAGACTTGCAAATGGCAACAAAAGGTCAAATAGATTTACAGAAAGCAGGTGCTTCAGCCGCTATTATGATTGCCAAAGGTTTTTCTACCGAACAAATAGAGCAAGTTGCCACTGCTTCTACACAAGCAGCTCTTGCACTTGGTAGAAATTTCGAAGACACATTCAATCGTATCGTTCAAGGTACAACAAAAGCAGAACCAGAACTATTAGATGAACTAGGTATTACACTTAGACTGGAAACTGCGTCTCGTAGGTATGCACAAGCAATTGGTAAAAACTATCAAGAGTTAACAACATTTGAAAAGTCCCAAGCTGTTTTAAATGAAACATTAAGGCAAGCAAATGATAACTTCGGAGCATTAGGTAATAGTGTACCAGTTAACCAATTAAATCAATTAGCAACTACCTTCTCAGACTTAATGCAAACTATACTAGGAGTTATTTCTCCACTAGCAAACTTTATAGCAACAGTATTAAATAAAAATATTGTAGCAGCTATAGCAGTTTTAGGATTATTTGCAAAATCAATGGGAGGTGAAATACTAGGAGCTTTAGGAATAGACTTTGAAATGTTTGGAGCTAAGATAGAATCAATTAATGATAGACTAGCTTCTTCTACAGAACAAAGTACTTCAAGAATAAGAGCAGCTTTCAGTAGTGCTACAATGGGACCTGAAGCTGCAGCTATGGATACTAGAAAGACTGCTAAAAAATTAGCAAGAGGAAGTAAATCTCCTGTGTTAAAAAGAGCAGCAAAAGGAACAATGGCAGGAGCAGATAGTTCAAATTTAGCAAAAGCACTTCGATCTGCAGAAATGCAATATCAAAGACATGGTAAAATTGTAACTGGTATATTTAAAGGTAAAGATATAGCAGTTGTTCGTTCATTAGAACTTTCTTTTGCAAAACAAAAAATGACTATGAAAGGTTTTCAGGGATTTGCGGCAAGAACTGCAGGTTTTATTCAAGGTAGCTTTACAATGGCATTTAATGGTATTAAATTTGCTGGAGGTAAAATGATTGGCTTCCTAACTGTAGGTTTGACAAAACTTGGATCTGTAGCAAATAAAATTATGGGTAAAGCAGGTATGATTGGTATAATTATTCTTGTTATTCAAGGACTTATGTCATTAATTCAAAACTTTAATGGAATTATGGCTTCTATAACTAATGGTGTAGCAGGATTAGCCCAATCACTAGCCAATTTTTTAACAACTGGAATAGGAAGATTTTTACCAGGGTCACAAGCAATGGCAAAAGGATTAGAAGGCGTTGCCAGAAAATTAGAAAATAGTGCAGAAGGTTTTGCTGAGACACAATCTCTTATTACTGAAACAAAAGATAAGATGGATGCATTTAAAGAATCTGCAGATGAAACTAGGAAAAAATTAAGATTGCTCAATGAACAAATTATGGAAGGCGCTATTGGGTATGACGGAACAGCAAATTCAACTGTTATACTTTCAAAAAGATTAGGAACTTCAGGACTATTAGGGGATGTACAAAAATTAAATTCAATTTACAAATTAGCAAATGCAGAAGTAAAAAATAGTCAACAACAAGGAATAAAAGACGCAAATATTAAAATATTACAAAGTGACCAGTATAAAATGAGCCAAAAAGCCACTGCAAATTTATTGGCAGAATATCAAAGAATGATTCCAGAATTAAGAGGCTTTACTGTAGAGAGTTTACAAAATGTTGAAAATATGGAAGAATTTGAAGCAATTGTAACAAAATTTACAAGTAAAGGTAATTTACCAGGCTATTTAAAACAAGCCACAGAAAATATGGAAAATTTAAGAAAGTCTTATGCAACCGCAGCACTAGGAGATGGCTTTGCACAACAAGCAACTCAATTAAAAACAACTGTAGCTGAACTTGGAAAATTTGGAGAAAAGACAATTATAAATAAGAAATTTATTACTGAAATAGCAGAGCAGTTAGGTGTAAGCGAAGAAAAAATGACACAACTTATGAAAGAAGCAGCAGAACTCAGAGGAGAAACAGCAGGAACTGCAGTAAATATTCAAAGTGTAGTTTTTGGAACTCAAGG